ATTTTTTCTCTATTTTGCCCTCTATATCCTCGTATAAATTTTCCTCAACAGATATTAATTTAAATTTACCAAAATTATTTTTAAGAGCAGGTAAAATAAATTGAATCAAGTGCTTGCCCTGGTGTCTCATGGAACTCAAGAGATCACCAGAAAACTCAATTTCTGTCGAAGCTTTTTTTATTTTTTGTAGATTTTTAAGAAACTCTTTTTCAAAAAGTTCTTGCAGATCTGCAGATTTTTTATTTTCACTATGATCTTGAACTATAATTTCACACACTGTATGAAGGGCTGAGCCAAACGCGGTATGTTCGTTCCCTTTAAACTGTTTAATCTTGTCGATGTAGTTTAATTTGTGCTTCCAAGCGCAGGTGGTCCACTCTTTGAGTTCTGAGTAGGATATGTGAGACATTTATTCCTCTGTTTTTTTATTTTTTGTCGCCCTTTTTCTTTTAGTCTTTGTAATTTTTTTAAGACCATTGGGCAACGAAGCTTGCTTTTCTTGCTCCTCGACTTGAGGAGACTCTGCTTCTATTACTTGATTTATTTTAACATTATCTTTTAAAATGTCAATATTTGTTTTTTTAAAAACAAATCTACCAACGGTATTAACAATTGTTAAATCATGCGTATCACTTTCATTTTTTAAATATTTATATTCATCTAAATCATAATTTTTTCTCAAATAATTTTCTACATTACGATTTGCGAGCACCAACTTTTGAGACTTTCTACGTCGAGTGTTGGGATTTACTTGAATGTTGAAAATCGCTTTATCGTTTAAATGTGTTAATTTGATATTCATATTATCTCCAAAATTTAATTAAAAAATGAATCTATCTTTTCATATAGCACAGGACTTATTTCTTTTAATTTTCCTCTACTACCTAGTAAATAGTTTTCGAAACCATTTGCCCAATATTCTCTTAGGGCTGTAATAGCATAAGGTGAATAAAACAATTCGGCTGAAGCACCTCTTAAGTGACCATATCCAATATTTTTATATAGATGCTGATCAAAATCATAGTTATATTCTGGATTTTCATAAGCCTTCATACCGTACTCTTTGTCGTCTAAAAGATAATACAAATGTCTTCTTTTAGCTAAAAATTCTCGCTCAAGCAAACCATCACCATATATTTTATCTTCATTTTTTTTCTCCACAGCATGAGCCACTTCGTGAAGTATATCATCTAGCAAATCTCTTTCATTATCTTGATCTGGTGATAAATATATTGCTCCATCTTTATACATAGCATTATATTCGCGCCCATCTTTAAAAAATTCTTCTACATAACCGACAAAAAAACCATCAATATTATCAAAAAAATATTCTGGTGTTAGTCTCTCTATTTTATTTTTTACATAATCTAGATTAATGTCATTTTCAAATTTTTGTGCAAAAACAAATGGCACATTGTGTATTTTAATCTCACCGTTTTCTTTTTTTGATTTACCAGAAGTCTCTATTATATAATCAAACATTTTATGATGAAGCTTCCGCATCAGCTAATCCTTGCTGATATCCTCTAATGAAATTTTCCTCTGCGATAACTAATAAAAATTCTGGAAACTCTTGCGCCATAACTTCTATTATCATCTCCACATTAACTTCATCATTTTCAGGTTGGAGTTTTTCTCCAACATAATTAACAAGCCATTTTTTCATTTCATTTTCTTTTTCTACTGGTTTAAAAAGATCTGGGTTTTCAATATCAACAGACATAATGTCCTCCTTTTATGTAAATATATCAGATATTTCAATTATTTTAAAGAATTTTAGACGCTATTGTAGCAACTTTAGAACGTTCACCCTTTCTAAGCGTTACATGTCCAGAAATTTCAAAACTTTTAAATTTTTCAACTGCATGTGTAAGACCGTTTGAAGTTTCATCTAAATAGACATTATCAATTTGTTCAATGTCTCCAGTTAGAACAATTTTAGTACCTTCACCAACACGAGTTAAGATTGTTTTAAGCTCATGAGCAGTGAGGTTTTGCGCCTCGTCAATAATAATAAATGCATTTGCTATAGATCGACCCCTAATATACGTCAACGCCTCTACTTCTATTTTGCCTCTGTCCATATAAGTTTCTAACGTTGCTTTATCATTTGCCATTAGATATTCCAAATTATCTCTAATTGGAGCAACCCAAGGTGACATTTTTTCTTCCATTGTTCCTGGTAGAAAGCCAATATCTCTACCCATTGGCTGTATCGGTCTAGAAACGACCAAACGACTGTAGGTTTCTTTTTCCACGACTTGGCTAAGACCGGCTGCGATTGCCATCAAGGTTTTACCACAGCCAGCCTTACCCACTAAAGTAACGACATTAATTTTTTTATCTTCTAGTAAATCCATAGCAAAAATCTGCTCTTTATTTCTAGATTTTAAACCCCAAAGTCTTTTTTTATTGCTGGCATTAAGCAACTTTAAGGGTTTCTCATATGATTCAAATTTTCCGAGAGCAGTCTTTTTTTCATTTTGATTTGATATCAGCATTAAAAACTGATTTGGATTTAATTTTAATTCCTCTTCTTCTATATAAACCTCTTCTCCTGTATAGAACCTATCTAGAACCGGTTCATCGACTAAGTGTGTAGTGAATCCAGTATAAATATTATCTGTGTCTTTTATAACTTGATCTGAATTGTAATCCTCGGTCGGAAGTCCCAAAGAATCACATTTAACACGCATGTTAATATCTCGTGTAACCACGATTACTTTTCTTTTTGGGTTTTCATTTTTCTGGTTTAACGCAACGCTAATGATCTCGTTGTCAGGAACAGAAAGATCGAAGTCTTCCGGTAGTCCCTCTCTTTTGACCATCTTCACGCATATAACACCTTTACCCTTGTCTATTCTTACCCCTTTAGACAAACTACCCTTTTCACGGAGCGCATCTAAATCACGAATAATCATTCTTGCGTTTGTCCCGGCTCCATCTTGTCTTTTTTTGTTGCTGTCTATTTCTTCAAGAACTTTTAAAGGAAGAACTATATCGTTAGTACCATAAGATCGAATACAATTTGCATCTGTTAAACAGACGCTAGTATCAAGAATATAAATTTTTTTAGCCATGTTAACTCACTTTGTTAAACACTTGATCTTCTTTACTAAAACCACATTTTTTTGTGTGCCCAGCGTAAAAAAGCAGTCATTATAAATAGTGTTTTTATTTGTTTAAAAGGTAAAAAGGTGCATAGGACCCTTATTTATTTATATGGGACTAAAAATCTCACAGACATAGGAGGATAAAAAAATGAGTAGGGTTATGGCTAGCACCCTAGCGTTTGTTGCGCTGTTTACTTTTTCTTGCGGCACAATAAATTCAAATATAGAAAATAATTTTCCAAGAGAAGGATTTGCGTTTATTAAAAAAACAGTTCAGTTAAAAAGATGTTTTGGTGAAGGGGAATGTGCCACAATGGAATTACGCTCTACCGGGTCTGGATATGTAGTGCGTATGTCCGATAGAGGGGCGTGGATTGTTACTGCGGCGCATGTTTGCAACGGAGAAAGCGGCTTATTGGCTTCAGTTGATCAAACCATAAATATGCAAGTGACTACACTAAGTTTAAAAAGTTACAATGCGGTTGTTATAAAAAAAGATCAAGAAATTGACGCTTGTTTACTTTTTGCTGAAGGCTTAACTGAAGGTGTTGAGGTTATTCCGTTGGCTATGAAGGCTCCCAAGAGAGGTGAAAAAGTATACAATATAGCTGCTCCTTTGGGCATGTTTGATTATGACATGGTTCCTGTCTTCGACGGTAGATATGCTGGTGAAGAGGACGGTCAAGATATTTACGCTCTTGCTGCTACTTTTGGGTCTTCAGGATCTATGATTTTAAACTCTAACGGTGAATTGATTGGTATGGTTCACTCTGTATTAAGAGGGTTTAAAAATATTGCTGTTTCCTCGCCCTACCAGAAATTAATGGATTTTATTAGAGAAGGACTTTCAAAAGCTGAATTGGCAGAGTGGGCATGCACACCTAATGAATGTTTAATGCATTAATATATATTCATAAGCTTTTTTCTATTCCAAATAGTCAGACCTAATTTATTTTTAACCCAGATTAGGTCTGAATATAAATTCATATAATCTGTATAATTATCTTCGTCTGTATGTGCTTGCATAAAAGTAAATTCATCCATTTGAAAAAAAGTATCTAAATAAAAATTAATTTTATTATCAATTTGCGTTCTGTTGTTAGATATTGATGTTTTTATATCTGGTAAGGTAAATGAATGATCTGTTCTGTCATGTATAACAGTTATCAACAACCGTCCTGTTGTTAATTCGGTTTTAAGGCTCACATGGTCTATATTTGTCACGTGCCAATGCACTTTATCAAAAGACCGAATAGAACTTCTTTTACCATACCTAGTTGTCATTAATCTACCGCCGATATTAAAGTTGCTTTAACAAATTCAACTTTTTTATTTTTATTTTTTGGATCTTGTAAGGTTAGATACTGTTCTGAATTCCAACGGAGATATTGAATATCTTCCAACAACCAAACTTTATTTTTGTAATATACTGGAGAGCCAATGTAAGCTCTTTTTCCATTTCCATCTAAAGTGAACCTTGTTGTCGACATCTTCAACCCTCCTTTTAAGGGGTTTGTGACCCCTCCTCTCTTCGATGCATCACAAAATCATTCAATGCATCTATACACTCTATTGCCTCTGCTAATATTGTAGTCCATTTATCAACTTCTTTTAAAATATCGGTATGTTCTCCGACCATAACAGTCTGAGTAAACAGCATATCTAAAATTGCTCTTGCTTCTTCAGCTTGCGCTTCATATTTTATTTTAGCTGCATTAAACAATTTATTATTCATAAAACCTCTTTTTCTGTCTCTTCAAAAAATGAAATTGTATTATATTTTTTAATATAGCGGTTAAACTCCATATAGTCAACACCTAAAAACCTAGCTGCTTCTTTTTTTGTTCTTGCGATACTCAAAGCTGTCTTTAAAAGAGCGTCTGTGACTGCATGTCTAGTAAGTCTCCAGATGGGTATACCATATAATTTTCCATATAAATATCTTGTTGATAATTCTAATTTTATAGCTATTAAATCTTCTAAAGATATATTATTAATATTATTTAAAGTATTATCATTAATCTTTTTTTCAGATTTTAATTTTTTTATTATACTATAGTTAGAATATTTTGTAAAGGATTTTTTATTTCTTTTGTTTTTCCAAGGCATAGAACAACTTATTATTTATTATAATCTGGTGATTCTGGTTCTGGAACAGTTGGTTGCAATTCTTCTTCAAATCTATCAAAATAAAGTTTAAGATTAGTTAACATATATTCTTTATATAGCTTTCTATCTTCTTCATCAGCTAAACTCTCATAAGCATCTTGAATTTGATTTTCAATTTTATTAAATGTTGTTGAAGCAAAATTGCGACCAGTAACGTTCATACCTGATAAATTTTGAAACGTTTCTGGCTCGACTTCTTCAGCCTCTTCTGGCATGTCTTGATCACGAACTGGAATAAATTTATCTTTCTCCACATCGATATCTAAAGATACTTCTTCTTCAAGTTCATTTTCTTCTTGACTTGCTGCAGCTTTTGCTGTAACATCTACCGGTGCTAAAGAATTTTCGACTGCATTAAGAATATGTGCTCTAAAAGAATCTCTTTGTTCTTTTGAAGTTGTAAGCCCCTTATAAGCATCTTCAACAATAGGGATAATAACTTTTAATGTATCCTCAAGAACGTTTATACCAGTTGACCTTTGCGGCTGCTCATCAGGAACATCAGCGCTGACTTCTTTAATGAGAGATCGAATAACACCACGAAGTCTATTTTCTTCAAGCATTGCTTTTTCTCTCTTTTCGGTGAGATAATTTTCTAGAAGTCCACGAACTGCTTTGCGAAGCCTTCGCTCTTCTTTTAGTTCTTTTAAAAATTCATCGCGATCAATCATTAATTTACACTCCAAGTTTCTGTAATAAATAGTTTAACGCTTCATTAACTTCTTTTTCAGAAACTTTTTTACGTTTTCTTCGTTTGGCGCCAAGAGGTAAAGCATATCCCTGAACAGAACCGCCTCCCATTGAGGATATTTCTTCTATTTCCTCTTCTTCCAAAACCTCATCGACTAACCCACGAAAGATACCCAAGAAGGGTTCATTAACCTCCTTGAGTTCTTTATTTACCATATCTGCTATGTAGCCTGCTCTATCTTTTGAAGTATCAGGTAAAAATCGCTCAATGCTGTCAATAGCTCTTAGGGTGTTTCTAAAATCGGTTGCGCTTAAAACTTCACCAACTGGGTCAAAAGCATAGTCGAGAGGGTTAAGAACCTCCGCGTCTTCAACATATTTTTGAACATTACCGGCAAAGCGTTCAGCAGCGTCTCCACCTTTTGTTGAAGCTCCAAGGATAATTTTTGTTCCTTTCATCTCTGGAGAGTTTCCATATTCCATTGCTGCTCTTACAGGCGAAGCTGTTTGTGCAATCTCAACGTCGACGTTAGTGAGGTTAGCATCATCTAAATAAAGATTTAAAATTGCTTCAGCAGTTTTTGCTGTAATCCCATCTTTTTCTTTTGGACTAATCAAAACAACTACTCTATCAGCCAATTTAGCATAGTGTTTTATCATATCTAAATGGCCTCTGTGAGCGGGTTTAAACTTTCCTGGTAAAATAGCGACAGTTTCGCCTTTATTTTGCTCCATAAGCATTTCCTTTACCATCTGTGGGATTTTACCTCTTCCGTACTTAAATAATCCCAAAAGTTGGTTCATTGGAGCAAAGTTTCCTGTAAACTTATACATCTGACCATCGTATTGGAAAACAAAACCTTCTACAACAGTATCAATATTGTCATGATGCTTTATTTTATCAAGTTGTCGAACTAGAATATCTTGTGCTGCTTCTTTCTCTGGGCCATCATAAGTTTGAATGGCTCGTATGGCTTGTTCTGTTTCATTTTTTAGCCTTTCGACTTCTGCTTCATTATCTAGAATGTAGGCACTCTTGAGGCCGCGGAGAAGTTCCACAGCAAAGTCGTGAATGGCCATCTCAATTGGCTGAATCAACTTAGCAATTAAAAATTTTGAGTTTTTATTAAACCCAGAAACTTTTTCTTTAATAGTTTTATCCATACCCTTTGTGATTTGTGAAGTTGTAGGTGCAGATTTGTCTCCAAGCATTCTTTTGACAAGAAGACTCACTCTTTCGTCATCTAATTCTGGAAGACTTTCTGTTGTGAACGTAGTTAATTTATCACTAAGATAATCATTTATAGTCATATCACCTGAATAACCTGTGGCTTGTATGCGATCTAAGGTTTGTTGTACAAATGCTTCATCGGTTATTTTATTGAGGGTAAGAAAAGCAGTTCTACGAACACTAAAACTTTCGTCTGCAGTTGCTTCTTCGAACTTATCAATAACGCTATCAAGGAAAGCTGATTGCTTTTCATTTGCTACAACTTCTAAAGAATTATTTTCTTTATTATATCTTTTGTGACCCATACGATGAATGTTTACAACGTTTTCGTCATAGTTAACAACATTTGGAGCAATTGGGCCTTGAATCTCAGTGTTATAAAATATATCTCCGTTAGGCCCAAATATTTGGGATTTTTCTTTTTCTGAGAGTGAATCTAAAGCGCTAACATATGCATTAAAAGCAGTTACATAAGCACGTTTTGAGTCTTCACCACCACGAAACTCACGATTTATAAGATCTTCAAAGGTCATTCCGCCACGAGACATGTCACCTTTGTTTCTTGCAGATCGTGGTCGACCATCAACGTAGCCAAGATAAATATTATAGCCGTCAGTCTTTTCTGTTCCTACAAGTTCACCGCTAGCGGCTTTTTGTAAGATGTCGGCCATTTCATTAAAGGTGAGATTACGATTATCGTAAAGGTGTGATAAGTGTCCTGCTACGCCGCCCATATGATTTTTACTCCATTGGTCTTTCTAATTGACCGGGTTCATCTTGTTTTAGCTGGTTTAGTTGTTTAACCAATAGGGTTATTTTATCTTCAAGGTTAGATATTTCTGTTTGTTTTGCAAAATAATAATTTTGACTACGAATATCCATTAAGATCATATCATCGCCGCGTGCAGCGGCTTCGTCGTTTTCAAGACCCTTGCGAGCATCATCAGAAGCTTTACGCAAACGATCTATTTTATCTGCAATGCCCCTAATGTGATCTTCTTTTCCTTCTTCAATAACTTCTCTAATAAGTTGTTTTAAAATTGATTTATTTACTTTCATTCTTTACCCTCCTCCAACACTCGCACTTGTTCTTCCAGGAGTGAAATTTTATTCTCAAGAGTCCTAACAACTCTTTTTATTTCAAGTAAATTTTGACGAGCAACAGATAGTTGTCGACTTTCTCTTTGACTTTTTGGTCGCACTTCATCTAGGATACGAAGAACAGACTCGACATAAGCACGAGCAGTAGGATTGCTTTTAACTTCTCCTATCAAAAAGTCTCTAGTCATCTTTCTTAGATCAACTTTCATTAGTTGTCCTTGGACATTTCAGCAAGAATATCACGAACAGCATCACGAAGTGCGGACTCATCTAAATCTTCAAGAACTGCTTCTTTAGATTCAGTTGATTGTGGGTGAGCCTCTGCAATGGCATCTTCCTTTTCTTCTTCATCCAACTCTTCTGGTGCCTCTTCTAATTGAGCGGTTTTATAGTCTGCTTTAGTTAAGCTAGCAGTACCTTGAGCCTCATTTAGAAATGATTTTTCTTTTGGCTTATAGCCCCATTTATCCATAAGCATTTCGCCAAATTCTTTACTTCTCCAATTTTTGTAAGACATGTTCTGTTCTCCTTTAGTGTCTTTATCTTTATAATTAGTTTCTTCTAATCGATTCTTCAAGCGATCTTCAAAATCACGAAAACACATATTTCCTTTTTCATATGCTTCTCGTTCCATTTCTCGCATATGCGGATTTTTTTGAGCGTACCCGGGCACCGCGGCACCCATCCCCATCAAATCACCTCTTTCATTTTGCAAATGATGTACCAATTCGTGAGCAAGTGAGCGAAGACAATCTTTCATATGTCTACCGGTTGTGTAAACCGTAATGGATTCTTCTGCTGGATCATAGAAAGCAGTTTTACCAAAGGGTTTCATACTATTTTGCTTGTCTTGTAAAAAAATTATAGTAGGTTTGTTTTGAAGTTTATATCGTTGATGAAAAAACTCCAACAGATCGTTGGCGTATGCGCGGATATTATTCATAAAATAAATAGTTGGTTATTTTAGTTTAGACTTCGTGAGGGGAACGAGAAAAAACAACAGACTTAACAAAAGGCACTTTGTCCAATCTTTGTCTAATATATTCTTCCATGTGTGTAGCATCAATGAACCGTTTAAGAGTGCTGTTTTCATTAATAGCAAAGTGCCCAACATTCTCCAATACGTCCATTTTATTAAAAACAACGTGTGTGGCGCCATTAATATTAATTGCCTTTTGCAAAAAGTTTAAATTCATCCAGTTTACTTGTCTAACCCTACCAGTTGTCGCGCCGTATTCTTGACCTTCTTTTTGTATTTTATTAAACACCTCGCCTGCAGGTTGGAACTTCTTAGACCCGACATAAGTTTCATAAGATTTAGCTACACCATAAACATTTCTTACTGTTTGCGGTGGCACCCCGTTCATAAGTGCAGCTGCAGAAATACAATTAGATGAAGTGACATAAGGGTAAGAACCCCAGTCGATGTCCAAGCCAAAGCCTTGAGCGCCTTCAAAAAGAATAATTGGATTTGCATAACGCTGGTGCAGTTCTTCATAAAGGTCTATTAAATATGGTCTAAGCTCAGGCACATCTTCTGCTCTCAATCCAGTTCTAGCAAACTTATCCCGGTAAGCGGGACCATTACCACGTTTAGTTGTGCCTATTTTTGTTTCCTTTGCCTCTTCTTCAATGTGACTTTGCGTAATAATGTGAGCATTTTTAGCGATAAATACAAGACCATCTGTGTCGATTCCGCCCTCTTTTAACTCTTTAATCTCTTTGAAAAATTGTTCCACGTTGACGACACACCCCGGACCAATAATGGACCGAATGCCAAAAAATACACCGGCAGGTATGTGATGAGTAATAAATTTTTTCCCTTTATGAAAGATAGTGTGCCCTGCATTGCAACCACCATTGTATCTGATAACATGTGTATACTCTCCTGTTCTACAAAGGTGATGCGTAACCTTTCCTTTTCCACAGTCACCATACTGTAAATCTACAACTATATCTGATATCATAAAACCCTCCAAGTGAGGTTTTATTATAACACAAGAGAATAAATAGTTAAAGAATTAGTTTTCACCACAGGCAGTTTCATCGAGGATACTTAAAAGACTTCCATACATTTGTTCAGCAATGGGCACTAAATCAAATTTCTTTGCTTTTTGAAGGGAGTCTACAATATTATCCCAATATACATTTCCGAACCCGGCACTGAAGACATAGAAGCTAAACTCAGGAGCAGATTTCATTGAGTCTATAACATCACTTTGTGTTAATTTTGGAACCAAATAACTTTGAGGCTCTTCGTCTGTAAAAAGTATTACTACTCTTTTCGTGTTTTCTCTCCATTCTATACTCCAGTTTTCTTTTTCAGGTACTGATAAATTTGTGGCACTCCAGCCGTCAAACCAAGTAGCGGAGTTAATATCAAATGTTCCATTTCCAACTAAACTTTGTAGCGAAAGATAAATGGCATCTAAACTTTGTTCATCTCCACCACCCATTTCTGTTGTATCAACATTTGCAAATGCAGTCATAAAGCTTTCAAAATCAGTTAAATTGCTTTCTATCGTTAATTTCTCAATATCTTTATCAAAATATATATCGTATTCATCTACGGCGATTAAAACAAGTCCCCATTTTATAATTTCAGAATCACTGTAATATACAGCAAACTGACTTAGTGCCGAGAATACAGCATTAATATCATTAAGCATAGAGCCGGACATATCAACAATTAAAAGAATATCAGTGGGTTGTAATTCTTTTTCTATTAAACCATCACAGTTTGTGTCTTCTCCGCTGCATATATCTTCATCCATTGGCACAACTTCATCTATACATAATTCAGGAACGAATACACCAGTAGAATTAAGTTCACTGCCCCATATACCCTCTTTACAATAAAAGTTACCAGGTGTACATATACCCACACCAAGTGTCTCAGGTGGTCCGCTATAACAAATAGAAAACAAGTCTTCATCAACTAATTGATTGCAGTTGTCATCATGATTGTTACAGTCCTCTGGAACTATACTTCCTAAATACGGGTCACACACTGCATCTGGTGGTGCTAGGTCTGGAAACCAGTAACACGAAGCAAAGCAGTCACTCATTTTAAAACTTGCGCAAGTTTGATCTTCACACTCACACGTTTTGTATCCCTCGCCGCAAACTAATGGAGACTCAGCACAGGGTGCTAATATCCCGACATCTTTTTCTGTGCAAAAACACTCTATACCCTCATCTATTAGCCCATCACAATCATTATCTAGGCCATCACAAATTTCATCAAAAGGTTGTTTCGCCGTGCATAGCCATTGACCATTTATACAATATTCCAAATCGTCTTCACAAGCTGTCGAGCACGCCTGCACAAGATCTTCGTCTGTTAAACCGTCACAATCATTATCTACGTTATCACACGTTTCGGGTGGAACAAGGCCACATAGCCCACATGCATTTAATTGTCCTTCGTCTATTTCACCATCACAGTCATTGTCAAGGCCATCACACACTTCTTCGGTGCAGTTTGCAACGCACTCGGTATATTGAATTAGTCCTTTGACACAAACCTTATCTTGTATTCCGGGTTCGCCCTCTTCATTTACACAAGGTGCGTCTTTTTCTATTAAGTATTGAGTTGGATTACACTCTAGTTGTTGCTCACATTCACCTTGAAAAACTATAGTATTTGGCTCTTCACATTCATTAACACAGATTTGTTTTCGCCAAACCTCACTTAAATCTTCACAAAAGTACCAGTCGCAATTTACACACGGATCTTGCCATATAGAATACGTGTCTTCTTCGATTACAACATCAACAACATCTTTAGCATCAGGAACTATGGGCGCAGGAGTAGCAGCGACTGGTTCTTTCTTAATTGAACAGGAGGATATCAATATTAAAGTGACAAGAAGAAATCTCTTCATATAATAAATATGCGTTTAAGGGGTTAAGTGTATTGTTTATCTTGTTTTTCTGGTAGTTTTGTTATTCGTGTTGAGATAACACGGTCGCCGTCCGCGTCTTTCATCATTGAAATTTTTTCTCCCACTTGTTGCAAATAAGTCAAAGCACTACCGGGTTCAACATAAAAACGAATATAAAGTTTCATTAGTTTGTTGTTTTGTGGATCACGCTGAACGCCACCTTCACCAGCACGAATGACAGTTACACCTTCGATTCCACGAATAGCTTCAAACACACGACCATATAACTTAGTAGCTGATTCAGCTTTTACAAGAAGCTCGGCCTCATACACAGATTTTTGTTCGGTGAGGAAATATTTAAAATTTTCAAAAAGGTTTTTCATAGTTTATTTTGGCACCTGTTTTAATGTGTTTATTGCGGCTTTAGTTTTGGTAAAAGTGCTAGAACCAAATTCATTTCGTGTTTTAATATACACCTCCTCGTAGACTGCTCTGGTTCTTTTGCCAAGGTCAATCATTGTGTCAAGAAGATCATACGCGTCTTTTCTATCATCAAACTGTAAAGATTTGTCTTTTGCGGTTGCAAGTAGATCGTCAAATGCTGATGAACCGAATTCGGCAACTTGTTTGGATAGCCCCTCTAACTTCTCAACGGGAAAATCTTTAGGTGAATCTTGAAGTTGTTGTAGCTCCTTAAGAGCTTTAGCAAATAAATCAATATTTTTAGATGCTTTAGTCGTTTTATCGCTTACAAGATCGTTTGTGACGCCTTTGATAAAATTAAATTTAGCGGAGTCTATTGGTTTGCCGCCCTGAGTTAATTTCGCTTGCGCGCTTGGAGAGTAAATAATCGCGGCGATTAAATAGACTATAATAACCAGTAACGCCATTCCTACTATTTTACAAAATAAAGGTCTGTCAGAACAAAAATCTGCGACTATATCATAAAGCTTTTTTGCGGCACGAAGTGCGGCAAATGTGGCTTTCTTTGCCATTTCAACAATTTGAATTGATTTTTTTAAAACAAAATCTGATACTTTTTCTGAAACTCCTTTAAGAAAATCACCGACTTTCTGCCCCGCAGCTTTTAAAGTGTCAAGCAGGCCCTCTTCTAATAATTGTTTTTGTATTTGATTGAACTCTCTGATGGTTTGTCTTTCCCATCTTTCATAAAGTTGATTTTCGTTTATTACTTTTCTATCGTATTGTTCAAGCATAAGCTGGAAAGGATTTTCATTAAATTTCTTCCAGTTTTCCATTATCAGTTTTGTTTCCATTAGCAATTCCCCTCAAAAGATCAGATTATCATAATTAGTATATTTTATTACAAAACGTGCTCCAATGTAAACTCTAAACACCAAAAAGCTTCGCCATCGACCCAATACACAAGAACATCATATATTCTTTCATCGTCTCTATCTTCGTCTCGTGTGAACTCTGGTATTTCTTGAACCGCTACCACAACACCGATACTATGTAGCAGATCAAACCTTACTAGGTCACCAGGTTTAAAACTGCAAGTCATTTTTTATTTTTCTTCTGGACCGTCCTCGTGTCCTTCATCAAACCAGTCAGGGGTAATCCCCTCCAAAATATGTCTTTCATATTCTTCTTTAGCATCTTCTGGTTTAATCTCTCCATCAACAAGCTTTTGTACAAAGCCTAAAGTTATAGCGTTTGCTGTTATATCAGCACATCTTGCTGTAACTTCGTTTTTAAGCTGGTCGACGATTATACTTTCACTAGCTTTTGCAACGGCACCCATTAACTCTAGGGGTACATTG